AATTAATTAAAGATGTTGTTATTAACTACAGAATGTTTCAGTAGAATCAATTCCATTGTGGTTTGCGATGTACCGAAGATTTCCAAATTGCTGGTTATCGGAGGGGTCGCTTCAGCTGGTGCCATTTTTTGGTGGTACAAGCGCCACAATGTTGATAGGTATGTGGGAATTGGCCCATATCCTACGGTAGTAGATAACCCCCTATTTAGAGTATTTCAACGTACTCTTATTGATAAAACTAAAAGGCCCTTGTTAATGACATGGTATCCTCTTAATTCGATGTTGACTGATAGTCCTGTTAGAACCAATGACAATGGTCACGCTAAAAGCGGCGCTGTTCGTGATGCCGCTCGTCGCTTAATAACTAATGCGATTGATGATCTGGGTTGGAAGAAGTTTGAGCTTTCTCCATCCAGTAATTCTTATGAGGGTGGGAATGCGTCCATGCAGCACTATTCAGTTGGTGATTTGCATTTGGATGTTAAAAATGACCACCCTCAAGATAAAAGTGTGATAGTTGGCATTGATGTGGATTATTATGTGCATGATTTGTCCGACCTATTGAAATATGAATTGCCAGCTGTTTTTCATACATTTAATCCGGTTCAAGTTTCCGGTATTGATGGTGATTCTGTATTTCGTATCGTGAATGATGAAGTCATTTATGAGGTTGGTGGCGGTGGTTCGTGGAAACATGGTGTGTGGAATTGGTGTGCCTATGGAGAGTATTTGGAAACAAATTCTGCCATTCGTACCTGGTTTCAATATTTCCTATCATTCTTTGGAATTAATCGAGTTGTATATCATAAAATACATTTTGCAAGGCCCTGGCGTGCGTGCCCGAATCGATTGTTGGTTTGGTGCTTACCCCAGTATAGTTGTATGCGTGTTAGTTGGATTTCGACTGACATGCATTCTCGTAAATTGGAAAGAGTTAAATATTCCGACCCAAATAAACCTGGTTGGAATACGGTAGTAAGTCATGGTGATGACGGATTGAGAATTAGCTTGGGTAGAGCAGGAGAAGATGCTTCGATAGCTATGGCAAAGGAACACTTTGATGTGTTGATGGGTTTGTCAAGTGTCCAATCTGTTTCGTCCCGTTGTGTTGGATTAAAGTATTTGGATCCTGCTTTTACCGCATTGCTCGGACAATACTATACTGGTCGTAGGTGCTTTGATGAGCAACCCAGTAGATTAGGAAGACCGTATCGCCCGAAGGTCCATTGGCCAGAGGCATTGGAGGGGGATGGTAGTGAGCAGACGCATGCTAGATCAATTAGCACGCCGCTTGTTGTTGACGAAGCTAGGGAACCGTTGTTGGGTCAAGCTTTGGTTACGTCAAATGCAATAGAAAATCGAGTTACGTTTCAGGCTAACCACAAAATTCCGCATTATAAGTATGCGAATTTTGCACATGAATTTGTTAGGTTAGTTGTTCCTGAAGTTGGCGTGGGAGTGCCATATTCTATGGAAGAAACTGTTTTGCAATTGAATAAACCAAAACAAATGTTGGCTGTGAAGCAAATATTTGAAACCATTGATATGGAACCTAAGAAAATGATTGAGTGTTTCGTTAAGAATGAGCCTTGCATGAAAAATGGTAGAATTATATCATCATTCGCCGATGTCCGTTATCTGGTTAATTTTTCAAAGTTTACTTTGAAGTTTCGTGATGAGGTATTACATGACGAAGTGAATCGTCATTGGTTTATACCTGGTTTGACACCAAAGCAAATTGCTAGTAAAGTTGTGGAGTATTGTCAAAATGTTGAAGAACCTATTGAGGGTGATTTTAGCAATTTTGATGGTACAGTTTCCGCATGGTTGCAGAGAAATGTCATGAATGCGGTTTACCATCGTTATTTTGGTAAGCATAACCTGGAAGAATTGAAGGGTTATACTGATATGTTGGTTAGTTGTCCAGCTCGATCTAAGTCTTTTGGTTTTAGATATGATGCTGGCGCGGGTGTTAAAAGTGGTTCGCCTACTACCTGCGATCTTAACACTGTGCTAACCGGATTTATGATGTATTGTTCAATACGTCTTACATATCCTGAATTGCCATTGATGGATGCATATCGATCAATGGGTTTGGCATTTGGTGATGATAGCTTGTTTGATGTGAAGTACAAGACGCGGTTTAACCGTGTTGCTTCTGATCTTGGTATGAAGTTGAAAGTTGAAAGGTATTCAGCTGAACGTGGAATTGTGTTCCTTGCTAGGGTTTATCCTGATCCATTGAACACTTGTACTTCATTTCAAGATCCAGTTCGTACTATGCGTAAGATTCATTTAACCAGACGACATCCTGGTATAAAGCTATCAACAGCTGCATTGGATAGGGTTGAAGGTTACCTTGTGACTGATTCCCTTACCCCGATTATTAGCAATTATTGCAATATGATTGCTCGTTATTATACACCTGGTAGCGAGGCTTTGGTTGTGCGTATGTTGAGAAATAGCAGCACGCGTGATAAACCTTATTGGTTAACCATTGGTGGTAGTTGGCCACAAGATGAAGATGACGTAGATTTAATGTATCGAGTTATGTCCGCAAGAACTGGTTATGATGAGGAGACTTTGAGGTCCCTCGCCAGTACGCTCGATGAAACTACGGATCCTTGGGCAGCATTAACATTGAAACGGGATCATGAACCAACACCATATGAGAATACAATGGATGAGGATGGTCAGCCCGTTAGTGGCTGCGTGGACCAACGTTTAGTTAAAAATATCAAAGATGTATACGTTGAAAGAATTGTTGAATCAATTTCCAGTCAGGATGGAGGAACTGCTCCGAGAAATTCAATTGAGCCGAGCGGAGAAGGTACCGGATTTGATCGTGGACAAAGATTTGGACGCGTACGTGAATTGCATACGAACCGCAATCACGAAAATCGGGAGGGCTACAGAAAGTTTAATGATGAAGCCCCGCGTGTCGGCTTTTCTGAAGGGCGAACAGCTGGTCGAAATAAGCAACGACCCGGCCAATTTATTGGCCGAGGTGAACCGGCTGAGAGGACTGCTGGAAAGAATGTTAACAACAGAAGAGGTCGTAAATAAAATAGGTGGATGCGGAACCGAAGATTGCCCATTTAAACTTTTGCAATCTTCGTAACATCAGG